TTACTTTCTCCTTGATCTCGCTGCCTCTAGGGTCCGCAAGGAGGCTTCGGTTTCCCAGTGCACGGGGGCCGAACTCGGCTCGGCCGGAAGCCACTCCCACAATTTTCCTAGCAAGAAGCTCATCCAGGCAGTCCCCAACAGGATAAACACCAGGTATGTTATGGCCAAGAAAAGCACTGGTCCAGTTAATTCTACGCCTATGAACCAAAGCGGCAGCACCAAGGCTGCTGCCAGCGTCACCAGGGCAAGGCATAATCCATATATTGTCAAAGTAACTTCCTATTCTTGCGTTGGCCGCACAGTTAAGAGCAACACCGCCCATGTAAACCAAATTGTTGCTCCAATGGAATTTTTTCGCACGAGCCATTATATTTAAGATCAATTCTTCTGCCAGCTCCTGTGCGCCGGCCGCAAGATCAAAGTCTTTGACATTGCTAAGATACTTTTGACTCAGTCCGGTATGTAGATTTTCTCGAAATCTAACTTCCCATTCATCGTCAATCAAATCAAATCTCAGTCGATTGGCAGTGTTTCTGGCGCCGTAGGCTGCCATGCCCATCAAGATGTATTCTTCATCTAGTGGGCGTAGACCCACGCGACCAGTGACTGCACTGTAGAACAATCCAATTGAATGCGGGTACCGTTGTCGCCACAGTCGCTTATAAACTGCACAACCCTTGCGATCATATTCTGCTGCCCAGATTGAAATGGTATCAAATTCGCCTATGGCATCTATCACTACAACTGTGGCACGATCAAATGGGCTGGTCTGAAATCCAGCAGCGGCATGACTGAGATGATGATTGAAACTGTGTAGTTGCGCATCTCCCAACAATTTTGGTTTTAATTGTTGCCTAATAATGCTGTTTACCCTTAGTTTGTTCCACTCAATGCCTTGTCCCGAATACAGTTGTCGCAACTGTTTCATCACAGGACGTTCGTAATATGCAATGTCTGAAATATCATATCCGTACAGTTCAGTAACTAGGTCTGGATGTATGTCAGCATCATTTTTTTGTTTTGAATAACGTTCGGCATGACCGGCAAACACAATATCTCCTTGCTGAGAAATCAAACTCACAGCCGCATCATGAAAGCCTGCAGATAATCCTATAATATGTTTCATTTATAGATAAAAGGATCTCGCTTGCGTAATTCTTTTAGCTTTTTGCGATAGCGTATTTCCAGTCGAATTCTAGCCCAAATTTGTTTAATCCAATTCATTTTAGTGCCTCAATCTGTTGTTCTGTGTAATCTGGATCGCTCCAGCAGTAGTCATATGTAGCTTCACAATCTGATGTGCGTATTTTATACACATCCAGCTTAGTGGATAGCTGGCTCCATATTTGTTGATAATCCCCGGTGCCAAATGACCTGGATAAATCAACTTGCCCGACCTTGGGATGGCCGATTGTGAGAGTTCGGTCATCTGGATCAAATCCATTTGCGAGAAGCCAGGTACGGAATTCAGCCAGCTGTGTGATTTGCCAGTGGTACGCACCTGGATCACGGGCCCACTCAATATCAAAGTCTCCAGCGGCTTGAGTCTGCGCTCTAAGGGCCGACGTTGTAAGTTCACTAATACGCGAATCCCGTCCTTCATCGTTGAAAACTTCCCAATGATGCTTGCCCACCGCTTTATTGACACCAACATATACGCCACCAAGGCTGCGATTAATAGTGTCAATACCAAATAGTTCATAATCCGATTCCTCTAATTCAAAACGTGGAGCATTTAGCCAACACATTAATTGGCTAGGCCTGCGCCATTCTGGAGCATCTCGTAATTTACGCATAGATAGCACCAGGCTTTCTATTTCGTGACACAGCAAATTAAGTTGTCTAATGTGCCAACGTGTGTAGTTATCTGCGGTTGTGTAGTGTGTACTAATTGCCCCTGCGGTACCTTGCAGATCTTCAAAATAACGATGCAAACGATTCATTTTATCATGGTTCACGTCAAGATCTGGCTGTATTACCGTGGACGAACTAAAAAATTCCTGAATGCGATAATCCAACATAGAACTGTTGATTGCATTGACACTGCGATTGACCTGTGTGCAAAGATAATTGATGTCACGAGCACTTTCAGTCCAGCCTAACCAGCAGTAGTTCTTTTCCAGGTGCAGATTGCGTTTGATGATGTCGTTCAGTGCTGCAAGCCATTTACGGCTGAGACTGTTGTCGTGTACATTGATGTATACGTCAAGCAATTCGTCGTTGTTGCCACGCAGTGTAATTGTGATTTCGTCAAGCAATTTGCATCCACCATTGTAGTACGTCTGAACGTGCGCCCAAGATATCTGTCATTGTCACTGGTTGTGTTCGTATGCGTTCTAGTTGTAACACGCGAGACTTGCCTTTTGAGAGTCCCGCACGATATTCGTCGGGCCATTGTTCTTCAAATGTGGGCCGTTGTTTTAGTTGTAGCAGTACGTCACGCATGGCACCTTGACTACGCCCTGCCAATTCGTCAACCCAAGGGTCCAACAAGTGTCGGGGCAGTGCCAAAGGACTCATTATAATATCCGGGGAGAATGAAAATACGACCTTGGCCAGCAGTTCCACACCCAGTTCTGCGGCCAGGCAATTCATTGCGTCCACTTCGGTCATGCCCGGCAGTGTGAGCGTAAAGTCCAGGCGCATCTGTCTGGGATTGGAGGCTATCTTTAATCCCTGTTGGAAATTGTCTAAAAATAGTGAATAGGATAAACCTGTTCGGATGTATTCTCCTGTGGCGCCGGTTCCGTCGAGGCTGGCGCAGATTTGCCAGTCTCGTATGCGTGATAAAATATCTCGATAAAGATTGATACCGCGATGATCAATCCTACTAAGGTTAGTATTATACCTAGCATATAGTTTTCCTCCATCTCCTAATTCAATAATCCGTTGCATGTAACGCCAGTGCTGTTCGTACATCAGCGGCTCTCCTCCAACCCAATAGACTTCTTCCACGGTATGTCGTTCCACGGCGGCAGCAAATTCGGCTTCAACTTGATCCTCTTGAAAATCTTTGATTTGGGAACGTATATCTGCTCGCATCCAATTATTCTTTGGATCATGCCAATTGACCATGTTGTGAGACTTTTCTTCGCTTTCCCAGGCGCTTGAAAGCATATCTCCGCAGGTTCTGCACTTAAAGTTGCATAGATTTGAAAACCTATAATCCCACGACACAGGATCCATAGTCGTTGAGCCATCTGGACTTGTGTTAGCATATACATCGGCGAGTTTGTGCTGAAATAGATGATCGAAGTAGGTCCTGTAGACCGTAGTGTTAAGGAGTTTAGCATTGCATACTTCACATTCAGGTAAGGTTTCTCCGGCCATCATTCTACGGCGCACACTTTTCATGTGCTCCGAATTCCAATGTTGTTCTAGTGTGACAGGAATATATCGTCCGGTGCCCGATGATGTGTCTATATACTGCTCAAAGTTCTGTGCAGGTTCACGGCTAGCACAGCACATTCGTCGTTCGGTTTGCGGGCTAAGATATGTGTGTGTCCAAGGTGCTAAACACATTGTATCAGGCTTGTTCATCATGTTTTTTTCTAAATATTTCCGCAACCCACCCATGCCACTCGGGGCTGTAATGATGTCCCAATTTCGAAAGAGGCCAACGATCAGCATGATCTATATAAGGTATTAAATCATACAGCGTCATTTCTATTAATTTTATATTGTGCTCCTGGCACATGGTTTGAATTTTTAATTGTTGAATTGCAAAATTATCCTGGAGCCACTGATCTGTTGCTTGCTCCATAAAATGAATTCTGTCTGGGTGATTGGGTAAACTTTGCTTGTATTCATTACCGACTTGATATTCAAATCTAGTCCAGTCTGGCCACAGCACGTAGATACAACTTGGGCTGTATTGTTCCACAATGCCGGGTGCTATCCTAGCAACAAAATCAGCACTAACACCTTCTGCCCCAAAATTCATAGCTCCTAATAAGTAGGACCAAGTTTCGTTGGCTTCCACTCCTGTTCCCCAGGTGTGACTGCATCCAAATGCCACAGCGTCACTGTGCTCAATGATATTTCTATGCATATCCAATTATCGCTGCCCACTCTGGCATTACTTGTGCTAGACTTTGATTTCTACGTTGATCCAATTGTTTCATAGCTGCCAACATAGCAGCACCATCCGACGATTCCCCACCCTTCATAAAGTCTATAATACGCTGGAACTCGCCTAGATATTCTGTGGGCACGGGCACAGTCTTTAAATGTGTTTCTAGCACTGTCTTTACAATATTAGGAAGTCTAGCAATAGAGAAATACCAAATTTCATGTAGTATGTTCCAATACACAAAATCAAATGATTCTCGATTGTTATATATCCAAGACGCAACATGATCTATATAATATATGTTAAAGACGTTTACAGTGGTGCAGATCTGTAGTTTGATATTATCATAGATTTCTTTTAAGTCGCGGAACTTATCTAAGTTAGCACATACTTCGTCCCACTTAGCGTTAGTGCGTTGGTATTCAAAACGACTGCCTAAATCGTCTATAGAGAACGCTATTTCCACAGTTTTAAAGTGGCGCCAAATGTCTTCTGCGTATTCAGGGAATTGGGTTCCATTTGTGTTGTAGTGTATCTCAACTTGTCCAGCGATACCACGTTGCACAATGCCTGCTAGCATGTCAAAGTGTTCTTGTATTAAAAATGGTTCACCGCCAGTGAATTCAATGTAGCGTATATCATTTAAGCACGAATCAATTTGACTCCAGAACTGATCATTTTCCTGGGGCCACTCACCTGCTTTAAGCATTTGATAATGAAATGAATTCTTTTTGTCTTTAATGAACTTTAGTTCTTCTGCTGCAAATTGACTCGACGACCAGGATCCGCATATACGACATTTTAAATTACAAATGTTGCCCAGCTTTAGGTCAAGAAACATCAGTGGTTTGGCAGAGTGCGTCCAAACATCGCCCATATTAATATGCTTGAGTCTATCTATTGTATGCATACGCTTAGACGTGCGACCAGCTGACTCTTCCGACCAACACTTACGACACGTGTCGGGCTTTGCTCCTGCCAAAAACTCTTGCCGTAATTGATACATATATTGTGAGTTTTGAATAGATTTAAAGTCAGCGTTTCTTAAATTAAATTTAACGCTGTGGTTATCAGTTATTTCTTCTTCGGCCAAACAGCAAGGGCGCACAGTACCAATAGGCGATGCTTCTAGACTGATCCAAGGCAGTACACAAAAAGTGGTATTGGGTAAATTCATGTCAAACTCATTGGTTGTTGAGCTAGTGCAAACTGGACTTTGAGGTCCGGATACAATTCGTGATCAATGTCATAGACATTGTTGCGGTCAAATTCTGCTTGACTCCACGTGCCCCAATTCCACATCTTTTGCCAATTAATATGATTTATGCCTAGGTCACGACACAGTGCCACAAACGCTGGAATTTCTCGATAGTTAGCTCTTTGCACCACAAAGTCCGCGATTAGTTTAGTGTTGACACCCATATCTGTGATAGTTTGACGCAACCAACGTACATTGTCTATCAATTGATTCCATTGGCCATTTATACGTATTTGTTGATAAGTTAACTCTGAGGCAGCATCAAAACTCACTCGAATTTCACGTACCGTAGGCAATAAAGCAATTATCAAATCAGATTTTTTCTGAAGATAACTGCCATTGGTTTGTATGATGTGGCTGATGTTGTTTTTGCCAGTCTGCACAATGTAGTCTAATAAATCTAAATATACGTCACTGATAAACGGTTCGCCACCACACCAACGTATTTCCACTGGCTGTTGTTGTATTTCATCAATGATAAGAGTCTTTATGGCGGCCACAATGCGGTCATTTATAGGACGCATGATATGATGGTTATTGTTGTTGATCAATTCAGTTCGACAACTGGGGCAACGGAAATTACAAGTGTAGTCAAAATCTAAAATAATATTCTTAGGTATTTGATTAAGCAATAGTTCGCTTTTGGTGACCAGTGGCTGTGCTGAAGTTTTGTCCCCTGATTGCTGATATTCCGTGCGTGGAATACCAGCAAAAAAACTGCAAATACGATTGTTGCAGTAAGTGTAGCGACCAGCTAGAATTTCTTGACGTATGCTCTGTGCTGTTTCGCTGTTGATTACTTGATATATGCTGTCGCACTGTAACACATTGCCCACAAACAACGGAATCCAACTGGGACTACTGCAAATAAAAACATCTCCATTGCTGTTCACCCCCAGGGTAGACCAAGCAACCGAACAGGCCTTGCCTGAATATTGTTTATCAAAAAATATTTGACGTTGACGTTGTTGATTTGCCTGGGCCAATACATCGCCGTGTAGAGTTTGCGCTTCGTAACTTTCCTGCATCATACGCACAAATTCCTGCACTTCTTGTTGTATCACAGGATCTGTTCCTAGTTCGTTTTGAATCACAGATTCGTAACTAGGCCAATCTGGACCGGCAAAAACTTTGTAATCCTGAAGACTTATGATGTGTTTCATAGCAAAGCTTTCAATTCTGGTATTACGTCTAATAACTTTTCGTTTCTAATAGCATCCAGCTGATTGGTCTTTTCCCAAAACTTAGGAATTAAATGACTACGATCTTCTTCAAACATAAAATTCACAAGTGCTTGATAACGTGCTATTACAGATTCTGTGCCAGTGTAGTTAGATAACCATTGACAATGAGATTGTATTTTTTCCTTTACTATTTCTTTGTAGGCTTTTGTGGCTATATCTACTCTGTAATAGCTAGGCTCTTGTAACCAGTTGAGACTAAAGTTATTTGGATCAATTAAGCCTTTTTCTACCCAATCCCGGTGGAAGTCCGGCAAATGCCATATATTCAATATGCTAGCTGTTGGCTGTACACTAAAACTTGTGCTCGGGCATTCAGCCATCATTCGACGACGATTGTTTTCAATTTCGTCCCAGTTTCTGTCTTTTCTAATATACTCTGCACGTGGTCCTTGAGCGTCTAGGCTCGCGCCCACGGTAACTGACTTGAACTTTTTCCAGTATTCAAACACAGCGCGAGTTTTTAGCTTGGTCTGAGTAAAGTTTGTGTTATAAAATAATTCTACATCAAATCGTTGCAGTTTTTCTAACTCTTCTAAGATACGATACTGCTCTTCCATGACCAATGGTTCCCCACCAGCAAAATAAATCCGTTCTACATGACCAAGATGCGGTTGTATTTGTTCCCACATATCTGTGTCTGTTTTGCCCGATTTCATAATCACTGGTTTGTTGTACGAAGGGTCAAGTTTTATTTCATCTTGATACCATTTTGAACTAGAATGATGATTGCAGGTTCTACAGCGTATGTTACATAGATTAGTAAATCTCATGTCGAGATATAACAACTTAAAATCATCAACTTGTTTGTTTTGTTTAATTTGGGGGATTTTATCTTTGAACCTGTGATTCAATGATATACGTGTTGAACGATTGCCGTTGCGTTCTTGCTCATAGCACTTTTCGCAATTGGTATGATAGCTGTTATTCAACAGCGTAGTCCTAATCTCTTTTAAAGAATCACTAGTCCAGGCATCTTTCAGCGTGATCTCATTGAGATATCCCAGTGTGTCAGTTCCCAAGCAACAAGTCTTGATTTCATGATAGGGAGTAACCATTAGATGTATCCAGGGTGCAACACAGAATGTATCTCTGTTGTCTAATAGAGCACTGCTAGCACCGCTGTAGTATTCAATCTTGGGCAGCACAGGATCTGAGCTGTATTTCTTAAAGTATTGTTCAACAGTTCCTACTTCGCCGTTGACCAAGATAACTGCAAAAAAGTTACTTACGTCTACTTTATTCAATATTTTTATAAATTTCTTAAAGAAAATTTCAAACGACAGCTTATCGTAATCATTGGTATCAAATATAAAGACTATGCGCTCATTATTGTTGAATGTTTCCTTTCTTACAGAGGAAAGCTGATTTTTAAATTCATCCCATGCTATTATCAATTTAGCCGGAGTCCAGCCAGCTAAAGAAATAGTATCTAGTACTACAAAATTCTCTTTTTGATATTCGACTAATTCTTCTATTGTTTTCATTTTAGAATTCCTAGCTCGGGTATTACTGCTAATAGACTTTCATTTCTGATTGCATCTAGTTGATTGGTCTTTTCCCAGAACGTAGGAATCAAATGGCTGTTGTCTGTAGCGTTCATAAACTGTACAGCAGATTCAAAGCCTTGTGTGGCTCTGTTTAACGGATCCTTGTCACGTAGCCATTGAATATGATTTAGATAGCGTGTGCTTAGTTCTTCTTTGTATTCTGTAGTAGCAATGTCTATACGGTAGTGTGGAGGATCTTGTAGTATGTTTACGTTTAAATCCTGTGGGCGGATCAGTCCCATTTCTACCCATGTGCGATGAAATAAAGGCAAATGCTTGGCATTCATAATGCTCAGTGTAGGACTAATATAAAAGTCTACTTCTGGGCACACACGCTGCATTTCTACTCTATTAGCGTGTACTTGACGCCAATCTGTGCCTTTTCTGATGTACTCTGCTCTGGCATCCATAGCGTCAAGACTGGCACCCACAGCCACACTGTCAAACTGTTTCCAATATTCAAAAACACTTCGTCCTTTTAAATCAGTGTGCGTGAAGTTTGTGTTGTAGATCAGTCTAACATCTGTGCGCCCACGATTTACTAGCTCTTCAAGAATGTTATAGTGTTCTTCCATGAGCAAAGGCTCGCCGCCAGCAAAGTAAATCTGTTCCACATAATCCAGGTGTGGCTCTAGCTGTTCCCACATATCCGTTTCGGTACGGCCAGCATAGTTTAGCACTGAGTTTTGTTCTCGCCAATGATCTCCGGCCAACTTTACTTGATCCTGATACCATTGCGAACTAAAGATATGCCCGCAACTGCGACAGCGCAGGTTGCATAGGTTAGAGAAGCGAATGTCCCAGTACGTTAATTCAAATGGATTTGATTCCAACTTCTTTATGTGATGCCCATGATGCTTGTTAGCACTCTTTCTACCCGAAAAGAAACCACTCTCTTCTTGCTCATAACAACGTTTGCATGCGGAATTGGGTGTTTCACTCAGCATGTCTGCACGTAGCATATTCATTGGTTCACCGTGCCAAATCTCCTCCAAGGTCTGTGTACGACAATTGCCCACTACACCAGGCTTCATCTCTGCGTGACAGCAGGGATAGGCTTCGCCTGTGGGATAAGCATGTATGTGTATCCAAGGGTAGATGCAGAAGGTCCGAGAATCCTTTAATAAGAACTCCTCACGTTCAGTGAGCTCTGTAGGCCGTACCAAATCTGTGGAATTGTAATTATATGTCATTTAATGAATTATACCATTGTGCCAATTCGGGAAATGTTGCAACAAAATCTTTTCCACGACGCTGATCATATTGAGCGTAAAATTTATAGAAATCATTTTTCAGCGCAGGCAAGTCAAATGCTTCCGAGTGCGGAGTCTTGACCACATCCAAGTAGTCGATCAGGCGTAGCACATGATTGATTTCGTGTTCTTGCAAATAAGAATAACCTTTATGCCGCACAACAAAGTCTACCAGGCGATCACGTGCGGCTGTGCGCAGTGTGTCGGGCAAGACAAGTGGTGATTGGAAGCTGGGGAAGCGCAAGATATTCAATGTGAAAGAGATCGCTTCGCGTCCGTATTCCAGTTTCCAATTAACAATACAATCCAGCAGTTTGTCCAGGCTGTCTAAGCACAGGGCGTTAATGGTACACATGACATGTATGCCACGCAATTTGCCGGAGTCTAATAGCCGTTCTACATTGTTGACCCAGTCGTCCCACACAAGTCCGTCACGAATATATTCTGCCTGCAGGCCAATGGCTTCGTTTGATGTGTATAAGTCAATGTCTAGGCCTTCTGTGGAGGCCAGCAAACGATCGATGTCCACTTCAGTTCCAAGATTACTGTTAATAGCCAAGCGTGTAGTACTGCGGCCCCGATTATCCCGGAACCAGTCAATGAGCCGCCAGGTGTGACCGGACATGAGGGGCTCTCCTCCCGTGATTCTAAGTTCCTGTAGACTATGATGTAAATCCGACTCCCACCATGCAAAAAATGCATCAATATAGGGATTGATTTCTGTAATCCGGAAGGGCTGAGCAGATTCATGACTGTGAGTATAATGATTGCGACCATCGGATTCAAGGTGTTGATAAGGTCCGTTGCGTCGAATATCATTAGCCCATGTTGTAGAGAAAGCAGGGTTGCAATAGCTGCAAGCAAACTGACAGGTACGATCGAAAGCAATTTCCAGTGTTCGTAGGTTAACGTCCGAATCGGCGGGTGTATTTCTAGCTTCATGCAAGGCCTCTATGGGGTAGATTTTTGATTTGTAAACACGATCACTTACAGCGTCGCGGCCCATGTCTTCAATTTTCCAGCAGTATTCACAACCTGGGGGTCGTTCGCCTGCCAGCATCATTTTACGGTCCGCTTTCTTTTGGTCAGTGTTGTGCAGTAACCCTGGGTTGGCGCGAACTCGATCACGATCCACCTGATGGGCCGGGGGATGATGGCAACTTGTGGTCATCCCACTACCTAACCAAATGGTAGCATTGTACCATTTGGCCGCACAAAAACTGTCGCTGATTTTATCCAAGACTTCTTGGCGAAATTCTAGATCGTTCATTGATAAATTGAAAAAAGCGGTCGGGAAATTCTTGGCGAACTTTTACAGCCATTTCCTTGTGATGTTGCTGATTGTATTTACTTACATTGTAACACTCTTTTAAGAAAGTCACAAGGTCTTGCTGGCATAAGTCATGCACAATCTCAGCAATACGATCTAACCGATCTTGATTGTTGTCTATCAAATCGAAGCTTTCGTCTATTAGGTGACTGTAGGTTTGAAACCCTAGGTTGTGCATGTCTCGATAAAATCCGCGATTGGCCACTGCTATCCAAGGATGCCCCATAACAATGGGTTTCCAGATCTTTTCTGTGCGGAAACTGTAGGGCATCTCAAACACAGTTTCTGTAACCAAACTAAAATAGCTATCAATGTATGGTTTGGGATATAGATATATTTCTCCCCACTCATTTTTAAACAAGTCAAATTTGACATATCTGTGATCCGATACAGGATTGCTGGTATCTTGATAGCGAGGTACTTCATATTGTGACGGCAACGTGCGTGACAGCCCAGGGCCTGCGTCCAAATCAGTCCACAGTGCCGAATCTAATATGTCTTTTAATTTATTAATTAAATCTCTTCTGTGTCGTCGTTGACGGCCATTCAAAAAAAGAAATTTATATGGCTTGTGTTCTTTGGTGTATATCTGATCTGATTGTGCTTGTGCCTGTAAATTTTCTTTGTAGTCCAGGATTTCTGGCAAAAACTTGTCGTATTGCAAACAAAGCCAATCAGGCGGCATATCTCCCCCGCCTATGACTAATATTTTGTGGCTCTGGGCCAGATCCAACAAACCTAAATGTGTTAGTTGTTTAACCAATGTAGCGGACCCTTCGTGCGGGTTACTCATTACTACTTGCACAATTCCAGATTCGGCCATGTTTCTCACACGTTCGCGATTGTCTATGTACTGTTTGCGTCCTATCACATACACAGCACCAGGTACAGTGTTGTGCTGATTCAGGTCCCAGAACTCATCATGAGCATGGGATCTCAGCATGGGATAGACTTCGCTGAATGTGTCCAGTACGAGTTTAGCTGTGCTTGGCATGATACTCGCACTGTTTCCAGAAAGCAGTCATTTCTGGAAACACTAGATTAAAATCTGTGCCTCTGCGTCGGTCATGCTCACTGAAGAAACGATAAAAGTCGGCACGTCGTTGTGCCAGGATCTTGGGATCTATACTTTGTCCTTCACGCATCCAGGCAATGTCTCGGTCCAGTCTTGAAATTTCATAGTCTTTGAACACATGCATGGGATCAGGATTGACATCGTGTCTGCAAGGATTCAGCATCCAGGCCCACACAGTTTCCAACTGATCCGCATAGCTTTCCGGCAGTATCTGCAGGCTTTGCCATCCTGGTTGTCGTAGCACAGGTGTATCAAACCAAACTCGTTGATAGGTTTTGCTATACAGTCTGCGCAGTCCCAGTATGCCCGAAAACAAATGACCCAGAGTTGTAACGCTGAGATTGTTCATGGTCACAATAAAAGTAATGCTGGAATATCCAGGAATCTCAGTCAAGAATTGATTGACTCTGTCCCACAACAAATCGAAGTCCAGACCGTGGCGAATGTATTCTGCTTGCGGCCCCCAACCATCCAAGCTCACATACTGCATGAAATGTTCAATGCGTCCATCGCAAATGCGTTTGATTTTGTCCAAATAATTTTGCCAAAGTTTTTCGTCTACTGAAAAATTGCTTGTGACATTCAAATGCAAATGTGGACTGGGGTTTTTGATCACATAGTCTAACACACGATGTGTGTTGCGATCCATCAGTGGCTCACCCCCGGTCATTCTAAAGTGACGTAGCTGTGGGTAAAGCGTGGGCCACCACTGCCAAAATGCTTCCACATACGGATTGTGATCCTTTACCGGAATAGGGCGATTGCGTCCGGTAAAATGACTAGGATCGTTATGAACACGACCAGTCGGGTAGCCGCCCCATCGATCCACCTCGGCCTGCCAGGTTGAACTAAATTGAGGGCTACAATAACTGCAACTGAGGTTGCAAGCGTGATTAAAATTAACTTCGACGTAACTAGGGACAACATCCTCATCTCCTGTTGAGTTTTTAATTTTTTCAAAGTCCACAGCGGCCCAGGGTTCGCCCGATCTATAGTGTCGGTCCGACATCTTGCCAAGATCCTCCATGTTCCAACAATATTGACACTCCGACGGGCGCTCATTGCGTAACATAATCCTACGCTGTTCTTTTTTGTATGCAGTGTTATGCAGACCTGCAGAATTATCGGCTATGTCAGACAATTCAATTTTATGCAAGGGAGGATGATAACAACTGTTGGTCTGTCCTGTGGTCAAATGCAGGCTTACTTGCTGCCATTTGGCTAGGCAGAGTGCAGGACCCAAGTTGTCCTTCATAAACTCTGCACTGGCCATAAAATCACTTTTTGTTAACATTTGGTACCGTTTGGGTCAAGTATTCACTAATCTCTCTATGGTTAACAAACAAATCTTCTAGCGTCAGACCATAGTTGTTTGGGCTCCAATTGATGGTTGTTCCTGCTATGTGTTTAAGTTCGTCATAGTCTAAGCTTACATCAGTTTGAAATAAATTTACAATGTGATGCTCAAGTAGCCAACCTCCAATGATGTTGATATCAAAATCTACACGTTTGTCTATGTGTTTGAAATGTGCGTATTGTTGAGGATTGCCGCCATGGTGCGGCAAATTAGTAGAGTTAAATCGCTGCTCTAGTGTATTAGAATATTTCCAGAGATAATCAGATATCCAATGATCTACTTTGTTTTTTCGAGTTAGTTGAACCGTGTGCCATTGTGCAAACTGTTCTTGATTGCCTACAAGATATATTTTAGGCACTACAGAATTAAGAATCGCAATGGCATAACTGTTATATGTGGCAGTCAAGAATTGCGTATCGCTTACTTCGTCGAGATTTCTAACCGGCTTAGTTTTGCGTATATGTGCCAGTAGATTATTAGAAAGAAAATGGGTACCAGCTCGATAATTTGAGATTATTACTGTGCCAATTTTATTTGCATTCCAAAAATTGTTAATATTTGTCATTATGTTATTCCCTTGACATTATATCTTTATTTTTAAACTGACTCATATAGTGACGTTTGAAAAATGCTGATTGTTCATTTTCTAAAATAATCATTGGCAAATCTAGCTGTGAGTTTAATTCTGTGGCAATACGATTGGCAACCAATCTTGGTTGATCATTTTCCACAGTTTTAAATAACTCTGCTAACACATCAAAGTCCTGCACCTGTGTGTGATCCCACTGTGTAAGCATGGTCATATATGTGCCCATGCGAGATCCGGCAATGGCCCATTCGCCGTATTCTACATCTGCACCTACATTGTGCCAGATAGTTAAGTTATCCAAGTTTTTGCTGTGTACACGACTCTGAAATTCACTAACCGATGGCTTTCGCCCCCGGTCCAAGCACATTTTGACGCCTTCACGGAATCCAGCACGCCAGGCATGAAATGCTGATCCATTGGGATATGTAGTAGAAAAACAATCATGCATGGCCCAATACAGGGGATCAAAGCAAAACTCCACTTGAGTTTCTGTTCTACCATCTGAGGCTTCATGAGTTTGCATATAATATGCAAACTCCTTGGTCCAACTAGATAAACCACCGTTGCCATACATCAGTCCATTGATATGGTTACGTGCCCGCCAGCGAAACACAGCCTTGCTATATTCTTCATCAGGAAGAACAAGCGTTTGATTAAAAAACGTTGGATCGGGGAGATTGTCTCCGTCGATAAGAATAAATCTATCCGTATCTGAAGCATCGGCTGCTGCTTTATGTGCAGCATCGCTGCCCTTAACGCCATCCACCCGTTGGGCCCAAGGCACCATGTTCTTAATCTTAACCCAAAATTCTTCACGACGTGGTTCGTCATATGTTAGATAAATGCAGTCCAAGTCTGCGATGTCAATTTGTTTCATTTGTTTTTGTTCTCCAATATTGATGCTCATCATCCACAGCAACAACAATGCTAACATCCTGAGGATGACATGGTGTTCCTGTGGTGCTGGGCTGCAATTTTTTGACAGGATTTGTGGCAAGTTCTACCAGCTGACCGTTGCGAATCCGCACACGCATACTGGCCCGTTGATACTGCTCAGGTGTTACATCAATGTAATTACCTGGTCTGTCCTCTTGAGTGTAAAACAATGGAAAGCCTTGTTCATCATAATGCAGTCTCCAAAATATCACAGGAGGTTGATAAGGTTCCAAGTTGTTCCAAACTTGCCAAAAGTTTTCAGTGGTTTCATTCATGGTACCAGTCCTTGACATTTAAGTGCACAAATCCCCATTGGGCCACTGTCTGGATACGCATAGGGTTGTATTCCCAAACCAATTCATCTGTCCAACGTCGTGCTGTGTAAGGGTTTATTCCCGGCTTCATGTGAACTATTTGCGGGCCAAATCCTCTAGGTAATGTTACTTGTTCAGGTCCTAAGATTTGTGCTGACATGGCGTACACCACATCTGTGGACGGCACGTCTTCGGGAAACTTTAACAATGTTTTATATTCGTCCCAATTTTCAAATATTTTACGGACCAAAGCAAAGAAGTCTTGTGCAGTTTTGCTTAGACGCCAGTATGTTACAGCATTGTAAACGTCAGGTAGATGGTTGTTGTCAAATAGATGTCGATACTTTCTACTGGTTGCTGTTTGATTGTAAAATGTTCTGCAACCTTGGCTGATCACCACATCTCGATGCTCAAACATAGTCCACCAATGATCTACCGCAGATGCAACTATCATATCAGCTTCTAGCTTGATAGTTTGTCTAAAAGGTGATTGATGAAACACCAACCAATCATTGGCAAAAGGATTGTGTTTGTTGATGTCTTCTACTACATGTGTGTATGCAAATAGTGTGGCATCAGCTGCCCAGGGTTGGTTAGTCAGCAAACATATGCGAGCAGCAGGGTGCTGCATCAGCAGTGTTTTGGCAAGATTCCTTGCACAATCTACATAATCAATGTTGTTGACATTGAATGCAGGAATAATGTAACCACGTTCTTCAATGGGCGTCAATTACTGCCTCCAGGTGACTTTTGCCCATGGCATGAAAATCTTGCCCAAACAGTCCAATAGACTTGAGTTTGTGGTCTATGTCTTTGAACTTTATGTTCCAAACTTCAGGATCAATAGATATTCTTGACAGTTCTGAGTCAGGAAGCACATTACACATAGACCAAGGTATAGCATCAACTTTGAGAGTATGTCCACTAACGATACCCAACGCAATACTTAACGCATAATCGTTGCGATAATTGCGTTCTGCTATGCTGTAGAGTTCTCTGTAGTGCTGCCAATTATTTTTTATCATAGTCATTGACTCAAAAATATATTGAGCGGTAGGACTCTTGCGAAACATCATCACTGTGGCCCACCACATGGGAAAATTGTTACGACCAAAAGTGTTTAAAAATTCTTGATCTGGCCGGGCAACGTCAATGGCATTGCGATGTGCCAAAAAATCCTGCGGTGAATTCAGGACCTGTTGCAATTGTGTGCCACATACCACATAATCAGAATCAAGTACAAGAGTTTGATCATAAGGACTCAACCGATATGCCTCTGTTCTTGCAGCATTGTGCCAAGACACAGTATCATTGTAATCCTCAAAGTATCGATAACCCCCAGTTTGTGCATCGATATATATGACATGATCAAATTGTTGAGCTAATGCAGGATCTGTAGAATCTGTAACAACTGAAACTGGGATGTAGAGCCAGTGCCTAATGCGTTCAGCACTCCAAGATGCCATCTTAACATAATCAATTTTTTCATTGTTGAAAGCAAATACAAGTGCACCAGTAGTCATCGTTTTTTTTGGTTATTTTCGTGCTCTACAAGCCATGCATTCATTTGTTCTTGCCAATGTTGCTGACTTTGAGCATACAGTTCTTTGGTGTTAACCCGTGTGGGATTTTCATATAGATCTAACAGCACAGCCTCTGCGTCTGGGCAGGTCAGTAATGTGGTTTGTAGTTCGGGGCCGGCTCGCCACATACCGCCACCATAGGTGAATAGCATTTTGGCTTGATATTTTTCTTTCAGTACTCTTTTTGCCGCCTCGTGATCAAATCGCGCTCGTGCATGAGCAATAATGTTCTCGGTGTTCATTGAGATAGTATAAATGAATTACAGATAAAAGTAAAGGGCCCAGGGGCCCTTTTGGTAAAACTCTAAATAATCAAGTTTGAGCTGTGGTTGCAGATATAGTAATCGCACCCCATGTATTGGAAAGGTATGTTGTTTCAGGAGCAATATAGTTGACCACTGTGGTAGGGCCTGTGCCGGCAACACCACCTGTGATAATTTCGGTAGAACCCGGTGTGGCAGTGCTAGCATTAACCCATGTTGTGGTGTATGTCAATGTAGTGGGTGCGGTATTGCTGTTGACTGCGGCAGTTAATCTAATATAGTCAGCAGTGTAAGGTGCAGTGTCAGCTGCTTGTTGATATATCGTGGTTGCAGTTGTGGTTAGATTGTAAAATCCTGTGGTGGTGGACAATGTGGTTGGAGTTCCTGTTCCGCCCGACTTTGTAGCACCTGTGTAAGCGACGCCGTTGATTGTGTGTGCTGTGTTGGCTCCGCTTAAATAAATGATACCCGCTAAGTTAGTTGCCAAATCGTTCCACTCTGTATCAGCTTCAGTTCCAGTAGATGTCTTAGCCACTTGCCATTTTATCAATCCACCTGAATTAAAAAACCAAGAAGCTGCACTGGTATTGGCAAATGTAATTGTATGTGTTGTAGTAATGGTCCAAGTTGAATTCGGCGTGTTAGTTGCTTGCCACCAAGTTCCAGTGGCTGGGGTTACTGTAGCACCAGAACTAGCAGCATTAGCACGGTTGGTCCACAGAGTTGACAAATCTGTAGCTACGTTATTCAATATAGTAATTGTATTGCCAGCAACAGGTGCAGTTCTACTGGTAATAGTTACACCAGTATGGTTACCAATGCTGGTAATTCTATTAACTAAGTCTGCCCAACTAGTGGCAGTTACTGTTCCGCCTACTGCTACAGTTGAAAGAGTAGTTGTTTGACCGTAGCCGTAATTAGCTGATCCAGAATTTCCCCATATAGCGTTAACGTTGCCGTTTGCTGTGGTGCTTGCAAAACCGTTGTAGTCTGTTGCCTCAATTAATCCGCCTACTGTATATGTCATTTTTTTATCCCAATTATTTGATTGTCACAATGGCTTCCACTATACCGTGTGCCTGATCAAGTTTAGATTCTAAGCTGCGACCAATCACGTTAAAGGCAGTTGCTTCGCCTGGTTGAGCAGCTCTTGCAAGTCCGTTACCTGCTGAAACAAGGCGATCGCCTTTGCGCACTGTGCCAATTACTTTGACTGGAACACGTCCGGTCATTGCAACCGGTGGATGAGTTCGATCATCACCGGCATTGCTATTCATCAAATAGGCTGCTCTTGTACTTATGACGCCAAATACATTATCGCTTAAATCACCAATAACTTTGGTGATTTCTTTAAGTCCGCCTAATTCAACCACTGTGCCGGGCTCTAATAATTCATCAGCAGCAAATCGTTCAGCAACGTCAGCATAGTTTGCATTGACTTGGTTACCAGCCACTGTGCCGTTGGCACCGTAAATGGTCAATGCTGTGGTTGGTGTGCCACCAACATTGACCGAAAATGTCATATTTTGTCCGCTGGTTTGGTTGGCCAAGGTAACTACCCCGGCACCACTGACACTGAGTTTTGCATCTTGATCGACACCCACTGTTAATCCGCTGTCGTTTAAAATGCCTAGAGTACCACTGGTTGTATCATTACTGATTGCGCTTAAAAAGCCAGTAGAGTCAATACCATCTAACAATTGACTGTCGGTGGCAGTTCCTTGGAACAACGGAGTTTGACCGCCAACTGACGTGGCCATGGTCATACCCGGACGAACAGTGGTAAATCCCGAAATAGCACTTTGTGGGGTAAATGTTGCGTCCTTGCTCATAATAGCAACAACACTGTCTTCAACATAGAATTTGATCACAACATGGCTAACGGCTGTGTTGTCAACAATGGTATCAACAATGGCGCCAGTTGTACCAGTACCAGCAGTAAACGCTGGACCTACCAATAACCAAGCAGAACCTGTGTATACTTTTAATTGTGCATTGGTTGTATCATACCAAAGGTCTCCTTGTTCACTTGTGGCTCCTGATGGTGCGCTGGCACTGGCAGTGGCGCCACCAATTCTTTTCCAGGCTGTGCCATTGTAAACATTGAGAATACCGTTGCCTGAATCCCACCAGATTTGACCTGTGAGTGGTGCACCCGGTGCAGTGCTGTTTGAAGCATTCTCCAACAGGTGAATAAAGTTTTCATCTAAAAATTCACCGTAACCGGCGTAGTTTTTACCTACCAGTGTCATTGAGCTGGAGGTGTTAATGGTACCATCTGCAATAGTAGCAAAAATTGATCCATTAGTGAGGTTAATTGTATATGCCATTTGGGTTGCTCCGTGTCCTAACTTTATTTATTTACCGTTAATCTATCCATATTACGCTTGACTTAAATTAGTCAGTGTTTGAATTCTCAATGTGTAATCGATTTGAATTTGACGGTTCAAACTCTTTTGCACTGGGTGAAAAATTACATGAGTAATCAAGCGTAGATCTGTTGCGCTGCCGTTCCAGCATTTCAACCCCAGTTCATCGAACACATATTCGCCGTTGAAATTTGTAGAATTATCAAATGCTTGTTGCCCTGGGGGCTCGCCATAATCCAGCAAGCAAGTAACTAAAATATCAGTGTAAACTTTTCCAGTTGTATGCAACACAGTCATCTTATTGTTGGCTGCATCTGTATTGGCACTACTGTTGTCGTCGACAACCTTGGCGTAGGTTTCGTTGTATAGGTCTGCATTTTGCCCGGTAGTGTTTGGGGGCAAATAAGTGATAACACCAGTGGGGTCAACAGAGCTTCCACCGTTTCCAAAAGCCATGAGATAAATCCAGCCTAAGTCTCTATTGCTCAGTGTCTGTGCCATGGCAATAGAAATGTTTTCATAATGGATTGCGTTCTTTTTGTCCACAAAAACTTCGCCACTTTTTGGATCGTGTATCTTTACGAATCCTTCAATTTTTGCCAGTCCGGGCTGGATCATGCTCGTTTCTCCACAAATTTTTCTTTGGTGTTTGGATCAAAAATACGCACAAAGCCTTCTACATTTATACTACCAGTCTCGTTTGGACGTTTAGGCACAGGTTGTTGTTGTTCTTGTTCCTGGACAATTGGCTTGTTTGTTTGGTTGCTTTGATTCATGAATTATTTACCTTGTTTTAAATCCCACGCAAGAACCTTGCGGCCTGTGTATCTGTGTCCTGCAATGCCACCCCGTTGCTGGGTGTACCTGCACCCGGGGCATACCAAGTTACACCGCGTCTCACTAAAATAGTAATTCCAACCCCATCTGCAGGGGCAACATCAAATTCAACGCTAACTGGATTTGCACCTAGTAGAGTGTATCCATCAGTGACTCTGGTTCCACCAACATACACTTCTACAGCATCTATTTCCAGGGTGCTGTCATTGTCGTTGAATGAGATGTTGGTTGCATCAAATTGCACAGTTGATCCATTTCCTACAAAGTAATTACTGTCTATGTAGTTTTGGAATTCTGCAGGCATGATTTGGCCTTGTCCCAATGCATACACGTATGAACCCGGATTGTGGTCTGCAATGGCTGTTCCAGCAGTTCCTCTTCGCAAACTGCTGACAGTGTTGTTGACAGTATCTCTGTTGCGATACATGATGCGTTCGCCATTGATTGTTAAAACTCCCCAAATGTTTTTCTCTAGGCTAGGTTCATCAAGATTTGAAGCATCATCGACATAAATTATATCATCACCGCTTTCGAGCGGTTGAGACAATGTTGTTGTAGAGTTTTCTGTAATTCTGTAAGTTGCCTGTACCCCACGCATGTCTTGAAAGATTCTGAATGCCATTGCATCAGGTGTAATACTATTTGTAAATTCAGTTATTATCACAACATCATTTACTTGTAACAATCCCGATGCCAATATAATTTCTTCATTGACAATGGTAAAGTTTTCTCCGTAGAATAATTGACTACCATTCAGTGTTATCCACAACTTGTCTGGATTAATGGTTGGTCTTGTCAAGAATAAATCATTGTTTTGCACAACAATTCCTGCGGCGTAATCAAAGCTGCCTGGTGTATCAGACAAGCTGGCAGCATCAAAATCTGTAGTATCGTATCCTTCAGTAACAACTGCTCCAGAAGAAACTGGACCAACATACACACTGGTTAGAATATTCTGTTGACGAGTATCGTTCCATGTAATTACCTCAATTATATCTCCCAAAATTGGAGTATATCCCAGGGTTGTGTCAATGAATAGATACTGTCCACCAGTTACTCTGGCCTGAGTGTTGGTAGTAACAGATATCAAGATTCTTTCTCCGGTTGCCGGAGTAGATGTAAAAACAACATGTCTTGTATCGCCAGTGTATGGTTCTACAGTAAAATCAACTCCTAACACCTGTGGTATATCATTGATGTAAACAAGAACTTCATTGTCTGCAATCAACGACTGACTAAATCCCAAACGGTCGGGCAATAGGTATGCTGAACTACCATCAGCATAGTATTCAATACCAGCCGCAGTTCTTAAACGTTGTCCGTTTGCTAGAACTATGATGTTTGCAGGGTTGGTGTACTCAAGACTGTTGTCGAGCTCAAACAAAGTTGAAGAACCATCAGCAATTATTGTTTGAGTAACAGGGGTGCTCCAGCTGTAATTTACTGTGGTTGATCCTATTGTGGTTGGGCCAAGCACATAAACAACAACAAAATCGCTGACAGTAAATGTGTCGTTGAATGTTACAACTGTGGTATTGTTGGGGCCGGCAACATAAGTCAATCCAGTGTAGGGCACTCCGTTAACCCATACATCAACTTCTTGTATTTGCTGGTATTCAACTGGCACAGTAATTTGATTATTGACAATTCTATTGCCAGCATAGTTTTGGCGATACAATTGATTGCCGCCGCCAACTCCATAAGCAATACCAATCACTGTGTTGCCAATATTACAACCTGATACAATTGTAACTGTTTTTGTCTCCCAATCAATGGTATAATTAACTGCCTCAATGAGTTCCACTCCAGTATTTTGATTAGAGAACCCAAAGCTTACCAAATACGGAATTTGATTAAACCAAACAGATAGATCATAGGTAGCAGGCAAACTTTCTATGTCTACGCCAAAACTATAACTCTTAAATCCGTGGCCGTTGCTGGTCCAATCTGCGCCGGGTCTTGTGTAAACTCTAAAATCCAGTGTGTCAAATTCTGATCCTGGCACCAGTTCTTCTGGTGCAAAACTAGAGTAAGTGTCGATATATGCACCACCATCCACATTGATGTCTGTTGGGCGTGTTCCCAGGAACGGATCAAGATAAGGACTTTCGTATATTGCGTCTAGGATAGCAGGATCGTATGTTGGCTGACCTTCGGGTCCGTAACTGATATTATCAAAAGGATTAATATCAAAGTTTCCAATATCAAACCCGGTATCTTGATTGAAGTCAACAGCTGCAACCTGAACTCCAGGATACTCTACACCGTCAACAAGCAACGGTAATTGCAGTCCTGGTTCATTGACAAACGGAGTATAGAATCCCATGGTTCTGTTTACGCCGCTGAGTGTAGAAGCAGGAACTTGAGTCCATTGCTCGGGATCAAATTCTGTGCTTTGAACTGTGCTGTTGGCGCTCCATACTTTGTTGTTGTATCTTACCTGTGTGTCTTGCAAATATTCAACATTGGCTTGCCAATCAACAATCGTAGAGTTATATTCAGTTCTATCATATTTGATTGTGGTTTTTATTGAACGTACCAAAGAATTGCCCATGATGGCGTATGCTCTTGCGCCCAGGCCATTTCCTTCACTGATCGTTATTACTGCTGTGGTAGAGTATCCTTCACCAGGATCAATAACATCGATTGCAACCACTTTTCCTGCTGAGTTTATAACTGCTTGCAACACAGCAGGAGACACTGCATCGCCAGTAACTGTTACCACAGGAGGTTCTGTGTAACCTGCCCCACCATCAATGATTTCAACTTGTTCTATGCTCAATAGGTAATTGTTGAACCAATTACTCCAGGGCCACTCAGTCCAAATTTCTGCATCCGAAGGAGTATCCGCAATGCTGCTTGGTGTTCCGGTACCCACTGCATTGCTCTTTGCATATGGCAGCAGCACGGGATTAACATATTGAGGAATCTCCAACAATCTGTTGTAGTATGATGGAGAGTCAAAGTCAGTTACATTTCCGTCATATTGATCTTGACCATTATAGATTAGATTAAATTCTCGAATTTGAACGTGATAGGGCTTGACTTCTTGAATATAATCTAACACAAAGTCCTGATTATCTTGTCGGAAAATTTGGAAAGGCAACAATTCACGAATTTTATGATTTACATCAATCAAGCTAGTCTTTGTTAGCCAACCTGGAGCCTTGAATTCACTTAATACAAAGTTGAATGTCAAGATTAATGCTTTGTTTCTGTATATTGCCAAGTCATCTATAAACAATTCTTCATTGATGGCCTGAATAATTTTTCTAGTTTCAATCACAGGTTCAGCATCAAAATACTGTGCATCAAACACTTCAACATCAAATCCAAAGCGTCCGAGACTATAGTTCCACAGTTCTTCTTTGAACTCAATGGTTCCGTCTTGTAGACCTACTCTATCCCAGCCAGTAAGTGTTCTTTGATATATTTCAAATTTGCCTTGGGCGTTGGTCGTGACTTTGACACTACCACCAACAGGAGTAGAAAACTCCACAGTGGCCAACGCAGAAAAGTTTGGAACTTCAAACAATGGGACAATGCTGCTGTTATATCCTGTTGCATACCAATCAATATGCTGCCAATATTTTCTAGTGTCGTAATTTTGAACTCTCACAAGCTGTGTGTACTTTTGGCCGCCAAGAACTCCAGTTGTTTGTTCAACTTGATAGATAGTCCAAAGTCCGCCGTTGTTGCTGTCTGAGATAATTAGATATCTGTACCCAACAGAAACTTCATTCAAGTCTTGATAGCTGAGCTCTTGTATATTTGCCAATCTCATGTTCCATTCACCGCTGGCAGCTGTGGGTTCAGGCTCAGAGCTGTTTAACAATATAAATGTTCGACTCTCAACAATGGGGAACATCAATAAAACAGAGTTGGCATATGTCAAATAATTATTTAATGCAGTGAACCTGTCAGCAAACATGCTTTGACGAGGGCGATATTGAACTCCGTATTGTTCAGCTATACTCAACGACACATCAGGTACAGCAGCGCCTGCAGAGTTCACTCCGCAAAAACTATCTTGTAACTTGCGATATAGATTAGCACTTAGGAAGCTGTCGGGATTATCTTGTGCGATCAGTTCGTATTCAGTGTGAATATTATCATTGTTGAATTCACGATCATAACCAATGTGTATGATTGTGTCTGACGCACTTAAAAATTCAAGTCCATTGTATATTGCAATTGTGCTGGCATCAATTGGTGCAATGTATGGAATTCCTGAGCTTCTGGGATTTTCAATGTATCTTGCGATTCCAACTGTGCTCAATGTTTTGCCGGCAGTGTTATCAATTTGATCAATGTTGGTTACCCAGAAATAATATTTGGTTTCGAATATACCTTGTTGATTCAATACTGATCTTACTGTAAAGCTTGTGGTATCTTTGGGCGTGCCAGGTCCAGTGTACTGTGATGGCGATACTGCGCTTTCAGTCCATTGATATATGTCAACTCTGCTGCCGGGAAAAATCTGTGCCCAGCGACGACTGATGTATGTGATGTTATTTTGAAGAGGATCAATAAATCTTACACTACTGATGTCCCACCAAATTTCTCCGATTTTGTTGTTGGCCCAGTAATTTCCATCATTGTTAACCGACCCAGCATTGTATTTTGCAGGATCATCAGATCCAATATAATCGATATTTTGTCTGGCCGCTCCTAGTATTTTACCCTGCAACGGATTTATAAAATCAAAGAAGTGTGTTCTACCAGAATCAAGTTGATTGTACATAAACACACTGTTAAATAGTTCAGAATTTGCAACAGGGACTTGAACGTGTATTGGATACCATGCAGGGCGATTGGTGGTATTTTCAAAAACACCAATACGACCAAAGTCTACTGCGCTGTCTCCAAGATCGCTGCCTGGTGAACCCACTAGTAATCTACCGTTGACATAACTTACTGCGGCTCCCCACTGATCCAATGGTTCAACCTCGTAATCGTAAATTTGTTGTCCAAATACAAATTTTCCTGGATTGTCAACTGAACTGTGTGCACTGGGCAAGAAATCATATGAATATACCACCCCAGAATTTTGTTCAAGATTGAAATAACTTGTGCTTCGATCGTCGAAGTAAGTAGTGCCACTGTCAAATACAACAGGTTCTACCACGTTGCCGCTTGGGGCTCCAACAATTAGAGTTGTTGCATCTGTAGACACTGTCAAGGCAGATCCAAAATTTGCTCCAACAGTTGGATTTGGACTGTTTATTGTCTGTGCATAAGCATAGATATTGAATCCAAGAGAATCAAATGCCGATCCCACTGTGCCTGGTAATACCAATAGTTTGTTAAATTCTGTTGCGGCCTCTATGTTAATTGTGTTAATGGTTAACAATCCATTTGCCACCGAAGAACTAACATTGGGTATGCCTGATTGATTTATAGCGATACTCAATCCTTGCACAGTGTTATTGGGCACAGATGGTACAGATACTAATTGATCATTGATTCTAATATTATCACCAGCAGTGAGCACAGGGTTTGCATTGGTTGATGTGATTACTCCATACAATCTTGATTGATTTACCATGCGTTGTACACTACCTGCCTGTGTTTGAACAGTTCCGTCTAACGGAGCACCAATGTACAAGCTACAGTTTGTTGGGCAGATGTCAAGAGCGGCACCAAACGCAGACTGATCGTATGGTTGGCCGGACTGAATTTTTTGAACTAATGTGAAAATATTATTTTCAATCTCTACAATATCACCAACATTCAACGCAACATCAACAGTTACAGTTGAGCCAACAATGCTGAATTGACCGTTGACAAAGTTTGCAGAATTTTGCAAATATTCTCCATTGACAATCACTGCCACTGGTTCAGCAAATCCAACTGGTAGTGTAAATGTGTTCTGTGAAGGATTATCAACAATGTATTTGACAGCACCGCGGTCAAATACATAAGATGTTCCTGTGTTAGTGACTGTGTCTGAATCGTCGTTTTGGGCACCAACAACAATCATTCTACCATTGTCAGTCTGAGCTATACTGCAACCAAATCGGGCATCTGGCTGTGCTGGAACTGTCAAGGTATCAACAAACTCAAACTGTGTTTTTGCAATTAGATCGATGTTTGCACCCGCGGTTGGAACAGTATTAAACACAATATCATTGGCATAGGCACTGTCGTTGTTGAAATCGTAATCAATAAATGGCCGTTGCAATATTCCGTCTACAGTAACAGTAATGTCCCAAATGCTGTTTACAGCGTAAAGATATGGGTCAACTGGGAAAATATAGTTGGTGCCAATGCCGCTTCCGCTGGTGGTGTAAGAAACTATTCCTCCTGCTCCATCAACTTCAGCAATTGTAATAACAAGATTGTTGGCTGGGGCAGTAGGGCTTGCTGGTAACGAATTATCTGTAGCAAGCAAGTCGCCATTGATGGTGACAGTATCACCAATAGCATAACCTGATCCAGCGGTTGTTACCGTGGCAAAATATTGACCACGTGTGTTCAAAATTGTAAACTTTGCGCCCAGGCCTGAGCCGGTGGTGCTATTTTGCACAACATCGTAGAAAATTTTAGAATCTAATTTTTGAGCTTGTTTGCGTTGAATGATCAAAGATTGGCCAGCTGGGGGCAAGTCGACCAATACTACACTGATTGCGTTTACAGTATAATCGTTTCCGTAGCTCAACAATTTGTTGTTGTATATAACAACCAGTTGTTCTGGCTGTGCTGTATCAATTTGTATACTTTGAGCATAGTTATAGATCTTAGTTAGGCCATCTGTTGTATAACGAACTTGTTGTAATTCAACATCGTTGCGAGCAAACGCATATACTTTGTTGTTTCCTGGTGCTCCAATAAACATCCAACGTTCATTTTTACTAACCGACACAGCATATCCAAATTCGCCAGCGCCAAAATCTTGATCTGGTGACACCAAAAGCTGACGCTGTTCAAAGGCATTGCTGTCTTCTGCTCGATATATTACACCAGCATAGCCCATGTTGGCATTAGACTTGCTGGCTCCAGCGGCAATCCAGCTTTGTTCACCAAGATCAACTGAGTTTCCATAGCCCAATGTGTCAGTGGCGCCAAGAAGTAAAATTGAATTTTCAGCGTATTGATTTGTAATGTCTTTGATATAGGAATATACCGCCCCAACAGATGGGGAACTTTCTGAAATTTTGTAGCCAGGTGCGCCTGCAACGGCTGCAATATTGTTTGTGCCTTGAGAAATACTGGAGCCAAGTCGGCTTTGATAAATGGGATTGGTTTGAGGAATATTTTTAGACTGAAGTTGTGTGAAAGGTGTTTGTTTTTCTAACACAGTCCATTTGCCAAATCCGTTGTTGTCTACCCAAGCTCTAGATCCCGAAGTCAATTCATTTGCATAGCTAAGATTGATAACGTCACTGGCCTGAGACACACGCATGGTGCGTAATACCACAGCTATTCCATTGCCTGTAACATCGCGAGTAACGGTTAATTGAATAATTATTGTGTCGGCTGTGGGTGCGGCCAGTACTCTGTAAACTCCATCAATTTCTGAGTTGAAATATCTAATTACGATGATATTTCCAGCTATTAGATTATGTTTCTTGGTAAATTTTACAACGCTGGTGTTGTTTAAATTAGAACTTACTAATTCAACATACCCTGGAACTGACATGCAACGAAACACTCCCCAGTCGTAGGCATTTGTTTTGGCAGCCCAGATTGTTGTTCCAATTCCAATAGAATCTAAAACACCCGGTGCTAGTTGTGGTCTTGCATCCAGACTAAACACTGTGATGTCAACGTCATCAAGGCTGACATATCCTGCGGTGGGCAAAGCCGAATCTTGTACTGCTGTTGTGGTAGTAGGAAATACATTTGTGCTGGTAATTTTATAACTTTGTCTCCAAAGATCTGTATATAGAACAGTTTGATCGGCTTTGCTTTCTTCTCCCACATTGACAATTTGCACAACCGAAGGGTCTGCAAGCAAATCAGCTTCATTGAGTCTCAATTCAACAAAACTTTTGTTTGCGTTGGCTCCGTATGTGCCGCGAAGCACAGCCCAGTTCTCATAAAGATCGTATTCAGCAATTTCTTTGTCAGTTTTTGCATTGCCTATTAACTGAACTGATCTAATGGTTCCTTTATCTCTAAGGAACTGCTTGTATACATTGACTTGGCTAATATCGTCAAGATTCAACGCAGACATGTACTGTCTTGGTCTAAACCCTATCAGTCCGTATGCCATTAAATCCTGATCACTTTCAAGATTTGCGTCATTTATACTATAGCTATTGGCCAATTGGTTGCTAAAGTTAGGTAAGTTTTGTAACATACCCCTTTGTATTTTTGTATAATCACTCTTGATCCAATCGTTGTAGTCAAAATTAATCTTAGGCTGAACAATGGTCTGTGCAGACCAATAGTTGTTCTTGTAAAGAACAATTTCTCCCTTGGTATATTTTTTGTTCTGGCTCCATTCCTCAATTGTGGAATTGTCGTTGTATATAAAGCCACGTGCATCAAGTTGACCGTTCCAGCCTGAATTTATAATTGCTGTTACATTAACACGGCTCTGCCTTGCTCCTGTAATAGGATCATAAATCAAATCATTGAACACACTGATATTGTCAAGAACTACCAAGCTTTCATAAGAAGTGTATTTGAGATCTAAATAACTGATAGTTTGTTCATTCATTGAAGATACTTTGAAAATATTTTCAAATCTTTCAACAACCAGGTCTCTGACAGTAACTGTGGTTCTATTTTGATCTAGAATATTATTTTCAGGTGTTTGTGCTACAATTTCATCAATGATTGCTTGATCTTTGTATGCGGTTAGGCTAAATGCAGTAGGGTTAAGATTAATAATAGCACCCGGTTCCCAGCCTTGGTTTGCCCAGTACAAAAATTCCTGCGCCATTTGTTGCCAGTTAAGATCATAGCCATTTTGTTTGTCGTTGAAAATCAATCCCTGAGTAGAAAGCAGTTCACCGTAACTCAATAAGAAATCAACAACAACACTTTTATTGGTAAAAACATATCCATAAGGAATTTTAATCACTTGATCAGTGTATTGGTTTGGAACAGATATAGTTTCGCCCCCGGCAGTGATAGATGTTGTGGTCCCGTAGGGCTTGCTGGTTAAAATTTCAAAGTATGGGTTGTTAATACTGTATCCATACACTGCGTATCCGTTTTCCAACGTTTGAAAAATCACAGAACTGTAAATTATGCGGTCAAATGGTTGGTTTTTATACAGAAGTAAGTTGTAGCTGTTGTCGGGTAACAATAAACTTGAGTTCAAACTGTTGGGACTTGACTTTTCTGTGTAAATGTTGAGATATTGCTTGTCTGTGAATGCGCCCACACGATAGCAAAGTCTTACATCAAGACTCTCTAGATCTTTGCTTAATTGATTGCTGCTGTTGATTCCAGCTTGTTGGTTATAATCCACAATCCAATCAATGTAACTGGCCTTGCTTGTTCCGTTGCCATAAACTTCAATGCCATTGGCGTCAAGACGATATCGATCATTGTAAAGATACTGATTGTAGTCTGTGTCAAATTTGTAAAGGTCTCGATCAACAAACAACGAAAAGAATTCAGCTGGTCTCGTTAGAGCCAGCAATCTCATTAGTGCAAACGGATAACTAGAACTGCGTATCCAGGAATATTCTACTGGGCCGCCATCACCAAATACCCAACTCTTTTGGAACTGGCTGGTATCATAAAATCCAACTACACTATCAAATGGACTTAGCAGTTCTCCTTCGGTACCAGTGGGTATTACTTCAGTAAGTTGCGGGCGAGCATATTCAGGGCGAAAATATTCTCCCGCTGGGTCAGCCACACGGCCTGCTGCAAGATCGTCCCAGAGCACTAAGTTATCACTGGTATAAGGTGCAGCGCCATAGACATCTTCCCACCAAGTAGGTTGAATACTAAATCCTAGCATTTCCCAGGGAGTAGTATTGGGACTGGTGGTATCATAGAACCAACGATACAATCCTCTCCAAGCACCCACTGGCATAGGACTTTCATTTGGCCCAGTTAATTTGTTGCCAGTTGCAATGTAATTCCACGTAAATTCATTGGAAGCAGAGAAATCTTGTTCTTGATAATTTAGTTTGTTCCATCCAATCCAACTCAAGAAGTCAGAGCTCAGTATCTGATTAATTTCACTCAATGAATAGTCTGTTGTTCTAAACTGGCCGGGCACAACTTCTGTAGCAGACAGTGGTACGGCGCTTTTAATTTTTAAGTTGTTAAAAATTCTTTTTTCAAATTCTAACAAAAGTTCGTCACGGAAATCACCAAACGCCGCAGTAAGACTGCCATCATGACCCTGTATCATGACCTGAGGATTTACATAATTGGTGTCAACATAAATTTTTGGCACAAACGCAGGATACAATCCCAGTTTGGTGGGTGTGTTGGGAACAAAATTACCATACGTAGTTGGATATTCTCTAATGGTAACAGTATCACCCAGGACCAATGGAGAAATAATAGTAAGTCTAGGTCCATCATCTGAGACAATATAGTCTTTGTTGATAATCAACAATGTATCATTTACATATACCAATAGACCTTGATAATTTGAACTTGTAAAATTGTAGGTGCTAGATAAATCAAACACATTGGTGCTGATTGGTGTTATTTTACTAATTCGTTGAGTGTATACCGAACTAGCAGGTAACATGTCTGACCAGTAGAATGGTGAGGTTTGAGTTTTTCCTGAATTAATATCATTGATGACCGAAGTCAGCATGTCAGTAATTGTATAATTGGTATAGTCGTTACGAGTTGCTGTGTCCAATAATTGTGCTTTGAATTTTTCATATTCTCTGCTGTTATAAGACAATGCATTGAATATATTGTATTCATTGCTTCTCATAAAATATCCAGCAAGAGTCATTGGAGCACTCTGTTGTAAAATGTTCTGACCGTAAGGAATTATATTACCAAGATCTCTAGAATTGTTAGCTCCGTTTATAGGGCCAACCAATTGTTTTAGATTTTGACCAATTGACTGATAGTGGGATCTGATTGTTCCCAGAGTAAACGTTGAACTGTTTCCATTGAGAGGATTGTTTTCTAAATTGTTCGGAACTTGATAAAAGGCAAATTTACTAACTTTGTCACTGAGAGCATCAACTTCGATCAATGATCCCAAACCGCCAAATTTATCAATACTGTTTAATACAATAGTGGTTGTGTCACCAGAAACTGCAACTGTATAATTGATTGGTTCGATAAAAATACCTGCTATGTACAATTGAACGGCAGGAAATACCGATGTAATATCAACTGGTACGTCTAGCACCAGTGGTGACCCGTCGTATTCAAAACTAAATTGTTGTCTAACAATGCTTTTTGCCGCAGCAGGTTGCCATCCAATTTCTTTAATAAAATCTGTTCTTGAACGATATTGACGGACGTAGCCCATGCTAATCATTTCAGTGGTAGAAACACTGTCTTTGGTATAAACAAAGGAATCTGTATAGAGATTGTTTTCAAAAACAATGTCGCCTACGTTGCTGAGACTGAGATACTTTAGAGGGAATCCCAGTACTGTGTCATCGGTACCTGTGCCAACAGCATAGGAAAACAATTTGCTACCTAAAAAGTTTGTTGATGGATATTTAGATCTATCTCCAAGGCTTGTACCCGATACGTCATAAACATCGAACAATGGTGCTTGGTTGGTTTCGGTTTTTTGTTGCGCAGGAAACCAAGTAATACCGTCAAAGTAAAAAGATTTACCTTGTTGAACAATGCCAGAAATGCAAACAACAGTTTGATTTACTAAGATTGTAGAATCATCAGCAGGCACTAAATTGATAATTGGTTCTGCAATTAGAGGTGGCACAGTGTCAGGAACAATAAATTCAACCTGATAAATTTTATTTCTAACATTGGCATCAAGGTCTGCAGCAAAAATAACACGAGTACCATTGATAAATGAATATCCATCAATGCTGTAACCTACACTACCGTTGATTGTGCTCATTGCATCTGTGGCAGCAAAGTCAATGATGTTAATTGGTTGTTTGCCTTCGGTACCAAAGTTGAAAAGTCTGGTATTGGCTCTAAATTCAATGATGGGTCTTTTGGCTCTGTAATTGTTGTCCAATAGTGCCACAGTATTGTTGTAACCTGCGCTGGCATTGATAACATCAATGTGGAACCAGCGATTACTTCTGGACCAAGCATTGCGATCTAGGCTTGCTCGATTGATAGTTAGATAGTCAGGAACCAGCGGCTGATTAAGGCTGGCATCATAATTGCCCACATCAAAGGGTGTGCTATCATAAGGTATTGTTGCGCTCTGTGTGTATGTTTCTGGGGTAATAAAATTGCCGACTGGTAATAGTGTAATTGCAGTACCCACACCCTCAACATAGTATGTGTTGTTTGCATAGGATTCAGGCACTACATTTCCAACAAAAGTTACTTTCAGTCCGTTGGTAAATTCTACAGCATTGGGACTGATGTAATTCTTCTTGCCAATGATGTCAGCAACGTTGAGCTGTTCTTGATTGGTTTGATCAACCAATTCAATTCTGCCAAGAATTTCAGGATCTGTTCCGTCTTGATAATACAGTGTTGATTTAACAGCAGTCAACAATGGAATTTGTTCAAACACAAAGCTTGAATTTTTGAACCACTGAGTGCTGGAATACACTGTTCCATATAGAATATCAAATTTCTGTAGTTTTTCTACTGACAAAAAACTGGTAAGCTTGATATATTTGATTTCGTCTATTGTTTCGTAGTTGGCTAACCAAACGCCGTATCGCTGATTCTCTGGCACAGGAACTGATTCGTCAAACTCTTCGCCAAATCCACCGCCAATAACATTGTATTCCCAACCAGCCGCAGTTTCTTGAAACACTAGAGTTTTGCCGTTGATATTGGAAATGCCGTCAATTCCACCATAAGTGGCCACAAATAAATCAACAGGTATATTGTTTATTTGATTAAAGTTGAGATTGGTAATGAGATCAACCCCACGATTAGGCAAAGAATTATTGATGCTTTGCAACGAATAGTAAAAATTTTGATCCGTGGTCAACGGAACATTAAATGTTACTGTGCCAAGATCTTCGCCGTTGTTCACTACACCTAACACATCTCTACCACTGATGTTGGGTGTGTTAATTAAATTTCCACTGATACCAGGATCAACTTGAATCCAAAATCCAGGGCCGGTACCCGGTACCGCATCAACAATTTCTATTGTGCCCTTCATGTTTCTCTGTAGATCATTACAGTAGTAAAGAACGTCGGGTGCATCCTGTGGCACAGTGAAAGTGATTTTACCAGAAACGAGACCATTATTGGTGACGCCGTCAGTGTATTGATTAGTAGTTCCTAGGGTTGGCTCTGTTTTTATATAAAACTTGTATTCGTTTCTAACCAATGTAAACACATAGGTATTGCCTCGAACCAATTTTAAAGTTGGGTTGTCTTCGTAATCAATAACAAATGCACTTGTACCTTTGCTGCTGACTCGAAAATTTACTGTTTCTTTGTCATTTTGAGAAACATCGAATTTGTATGTTCCACCACGGACCAATCTAATCACAGGATTGTTGCCTGTTTGATTACTGAAAGTATACACACCATCCTGTCTAGTAACTTCAAACGTATCTTGCAATGGAAGTTCGCCTGAAAATACATTTACAGCATCAGGGCCAGCAGGCAACCAGTAATATTGACTAAAGTTTGTAAATTTGTCTAGATCGACAAACGGATCCCAGGTATAGTAATCACTGGTATAGAGTCGATCAGCATTGTTAGTATATCCGCCGGCTTGACCAACGGCATCAGTTATGCCAGGATATGTGATAGCATCCTGGACCTGATTGGTATCATATTTTTTTAATACCACGCCCGGCTCAAGTTGATAATTTGTTCTTACTGCGGTTGTTTCTTTGATGTATTCGTTGTTGGGATTGACGCCTGGGCCCACTCGACGGCCAACAAAACCTTGAATTTTTGTAAAATCGGGCTCTTGAACAAGTTGGTCCAGAGTGGCCGAAAGAAATTGTTTATTTGTAGAAGTTTGAAAAATTTCAGGTAAAAATTCTACGGTTCTGACTCTCGCCATATTAAATTACTCCACTCCCAGGTGCTGTTCTTAGATTGGTGCTGGTCAATGCTTCAATCACTTCAATATTATTTACTGTCGCTGCATTTACAAAGATTTGGTTGGGAGCTGATCTTATTTCGTATAGATCACCAAAACTCTTTTGAGGATCCAGTGGAACTAACACTACCGAACTAATTACTCCTTGCAATTGATCATGCAAGTAAGAAGCTAGTTCTGAGAAGTAGAATGTGTCTCCAAAATCCCACTTATCAATGCTGAAATACTGATTGAGATAGGTCACCACAAGGTTTTTAATTTCACTGACACTTGCAGTGCTGTTAAATGCCTTGATCACTTTGATCGTTGCTCTCAGTGTTGGGTCTGCCTTGTTGCCAAACAATGGTTTAAATTCAACAGAATTTAAAATCACAGAGTCTGAAATCATTTTATAATCTTGCAGTCCTTGATAGGCATTGGTTAACTCATTTATTGTTGGTGGAATAGGTTCAGGAACAGTTCCTGTCACGTCTTGAACATAATTGCGATATGCTGTGTAATACTGAGCCGTTACCACATAGATATCGATAATGTTGGTTGTACCAGGGTCAAGTCTTGATGTTAATGGACTATTGTGTCGATACTGAAAATAAAGGTCTTGACGACCAGTTCTTGCCAGCCACGAGTTGCTGACATCCACTAATGTTCTTAAACCAGTGACAGGGCTAACTGTTAATTGATAAAACAATTCGCTTTGGTATGCATAAAATATCTGACCTTTAACAAACTGCTCCTTGATCAATTCAATGGCAGTTAGGTCAGGGTAGTCTGAGTTTACTCTCCCTTGTTCTACCAAAAGATAACGTTCAAGATTGTCAAAATCCACAGTCTTTTCCAAGAACACAAGTTTTGCAGTTGGATTAATCTCTGGAGCAACAATTTCATTGAAAAAATCTGGATTGTCTGGTACCCCGTCGGCATCAGCGTCGCTGAAGCTAACCAAGACTTGAAAATCGTCGACATAGCCATCGCTGAGTACAGGTTGATCAACAATGGTTAACCTGGTATCTTCTGACAATGGTAGTGCACTGTCTGGTTTGCTATTGGTTTTTAGAATATTGATAAAATCTCTAATTACTGTTCCTGTGCGACTGTCATAAATTTTCTCTGGTCCATAAAAGAAGAATCGTGTTTGCAATACAGATCCAAACACATAATTAAGCGCACGTGATGTTACTGTGTAAGTGCTGCCGTTGGTAACAAATTCTACCAACCAGCTGGCATCAAGATTGGTTCCGCTGGTATTACCTGCATTTGACAAACTAAACTGAGAATCTTGTGCTAGATTTGTGGATGTAATTACATACCAATTTCCTGGAGTACCTGTCACAGTGCCAATGCTGTCGTACCCGATGCCAAAGTTTCTATTCAGCAAAATTTGGTCAGACATTTGTGTTTCAACTGACAAAGGCAAATCTGTTTTAAAAATTGGTATGACTTCGGTTGCAATGGCGCCAGTGGGCACAAAATTATTCAACGACACTGGCCCAATACCGCTGGCAAAGTTGCCTTGTCCTTCGTTGGTTCCGTCGAGATATATTTTGGTAGGGCTAGCCCATATCACTAGTTTTTCATCTGGTCGAACAGGTACGCCAGGTTTGAGTCGGTTATTGATGTCAAAGAAAAATCCTGGCGGCGGAACAAATTTAACAAGACTTTCAACAGTGATGTATTTTGTATTGCTACTGCCAGTGCCTACTATTACTGGATTTCCAATAGAGTTTTTAAAATATCCAGTGGTAGTATTAGAAATGCTTGTGCTCTGATTCCAACTAATGTTCAAAGATACCAAACTTGGTCTGGGGAATTCGCTGTAATAAAATTGCTGCATCAAGCTCTGTGCCAACAGCGGCTGAATTTGATTTGCAATAACATTGGCAACCTCATTGTTGGTTGTGTAGGTAAATTGAAAGCTTGGAGATTCGTAGTTTTCATACAACGCCCCGTCACTACCAAACACATTAGTAGATGCGTATTTTCCTGTGCTATCAATCAACTCAAGGTATCTGCTGGTACCGATAGAAGCACGATTTAACGCCTTGCTTTTTAAAATAGAATTATATGTGGTGAAAGGAAAATTGTTGTAGTCTTCTCCGTTGACCATGCGATTCTGTGTGTAATAACGAGCAGGAGCACGTTGTTTGATTTCTTCAATGCTCTCACGTGGTTGAGCGTTGGACACAGGTGTGGTAATGCCACAAGTAAATGTAATAGTTTCCAACTGTCCGGTGCGACTAACGTAACTAATGGGAATTACAACACTCTGCATTTCTTCAGGATTAATAATGTATTGTAATCCGTTGCTGGCACGAACATACATGCGAAAGATTCCAACTGGAATAGCACTGAATACGCCATCGCCAAAATTTAGTGTAATTTGATCGTTTGTTCTGCTGGTGATAGAAAACAGTTTTCGCACACCAGGATCAGTTTGTTCGGCAGCGGCTGCATAAACGCTTTCTACAAATTTCCATTCGCTGACAACAGTGCCAACATCGTCAAGTTGATACAACCAATGATCTTCGTTGTTGCACCCTTCAATATTGATAGCAACGGTTCTATTGCTGACTCGATCAGCAAGATTAAAGTCTTGACTTTGTAATACGCCTTGCTTGAACAAAAAGAAGTAACCAGTGTTTGCAGAATTAAATCCCAAGCTGTCGTTACGGAATAAGATATTAAATTCTCCATTGGGCTGTGGGCTTGGTTCGTATACGTAGTTTTTGTTAATGGTAGACGCATTGACTGCTTCAAACGGCATGCTTATGCCGTCTACTGTAGAAGTATAAGGAATTACTGGCAAAAATCCTGGCACCAAATTAACAGTGTATTCAGCAGTATCTATGCCCAGTATGTTGGTTCTATTAGCAGGTCGCCCAATACGTTGACTGCTGACCAAACTAGCATTGATGACTGCTGCAAACTGTTCTTGCCAACTGAAGTTAGTGGGATCGGCCCAATTAATAGTTACATTGGATAAGTTAATTCCATTGATGTCCGTGACATTTTCTGTTGTGGTCACTGAAAAAATCTTTAAAAAACCCGATGCAGCGGTGTTACGCTTGGGTGTGTAACTTATCAAATTGGCCAGGCGAACCACTGAGTCTCTACGCTCTGCTGTATCAATGTAGTTTTCTCTGGCATTTAAGTCGTTGCGAAAGGCCAAGCTTTGACCCATAAATGCAATGACGTCCAGCAAAGCAATAAATTCTGAGCTTTCAATGTAGTCATTGAAAGTTTCAGGATAGTACAGACGAAGGTAATCAACAAAACTTTTTCGCAGAGTTTCAAAGTCATAGCTCTGAAAATCTGCTTCTCGATAAGTCTGATAGATTCTTTTCCAATCTTCGACCCCAAATATAGCGGTTTGTCTAGTAGTCTTAGCCATAGTAATCCATTATTGTTTTATTTATAGAAACTAAAAACGGCGTAGTTAAACGTAGCTGGCAGATCGTGTGTTCTGGTCAAAGAATATAGCCAGGCGTTGGGGTTCTGTACTGGGTACAAAAATCAATTCGACCTGCAGAAGGATGCCGTTCTGTTGTGGGAAAATTTAAATGTTAGAAATTTGCAAACGAGGGTCACCGCCGGCAACTCGCTGAATTTCGTTTATTAGTGCCTGATCTGTTTCGTTGCTTTGATTTTCAAACAAGTTGTCCCAGATAATGGTTCCAACTTGCGGCCGGCCAGGTATCTGCCCTTGACGTATGTTAAGAGCATTTAATAAATCTCTTTTGATCAATGCGGCATCAGTCAATGTAAATTTTTTATATTGACCTTGTGTGTTAAATCCAATAAAAGCAGGCATGACTGTATTTAACCTTTGTTGGATCCTGGAGCAAAGCGGAACAAACCGTTTTCGTTTTCATTGGTAATTGTTACTGGAACCCTGACAATCGAACCATTGGGCTGTATTATAGATGTTGTGTTCTGTGTGGGGTCTTCCACTGCTGCAGAAATTTCAGTGTATTGAGGTATCGGAACTTTGGGGTTCCCAATTATATCAGCCACAGCTTGATCAATCTCAGTTCTAGTTGCTTCAAACGGACCAGTTGGCACAGTATCTAGTAGATTTATATCTTGATTGTAATAATCAGCAAAATCAATGGCGTATTGGCCCTGTCGTGCTGTGATAGACAGTTCAGATTGCAGTTGACTGCTGGCGAACCCGTCTGCCCATTGAGTCACTGCATCTACCCCGTAGGTAGTAGCAGGTTGAACAAATGTTGCAGTGTATGATGGCGGCTCGTCGCCCTTTAAAACGCCTCTTTCTGTTAGCCCAGTATATGCGGCCAACAACAGTCCAACTTGCACAACATTTTGCAAAGTTTTGTTGTTGAGATAATCATTGATGGTATTGATGCCGTACTGTCCTGTCCAGGTTGAAGGTGACTTTAACACAGCATCTGGCGAAACACCAGATGCTATCAAATTCAATGCTGCAGGATTGACCAGGCCAGAAGACACTAGGCCGCCGACCTGTTGTCCATAAACGCCAATGCCGCGAGTTGGACTGCCTAGCTCGGTGCCCACATAAACTGGGTCGTTGCTTTCGTTTAGTTCCCAACCTGGATATAAATTACCATCGTCGTCATAGGCCCCGAATCTACCGGCATAATCTGCAGCAGTTTGTGCGGTCATCACTGTTACCTGAGATGTTGACAAGGTGCCTACCGCAACTGGTGACACTGGTTCGCTAACAACTTGTTCCAAGGTAACTGGATGTTGAACCGGCAATGATCGGACCTGTGTATAAATTTGTCCTGTTGCCGAATTTGAATCAGGAATTGTAACATCAATGGGATTTAGATTTATATTGACATTTGCACCTTGACTTTGATTTGCAAATGGTTGGTGTGTGGGTGCGCGAGTTACTGTTGTATCTAACTTATCAGGTATGGACGTCCAGCCACGACCAGTCACGTATTCAGTATCAGGTAATTTCACAGTTGGCACCGCAGGTGCGTCAGGAACCGAAGCCGCTTGAGCACCGTTGAGATTTATCAGTGATGCTTTCAAGTTCAACTGAGATGAACTTTTTATTGAAGCAAATTTTCCTTGAAGTCCTAGAGTGCCGTCGCTGCGAAGTCCCAGAAATTGCTTTGACGATACCAGTGTAAGTTTTTCGCTGTTTAAGAATAAGTTTTCTGAACTGTCTATCAACATTGATTTTTTGGTTTTTACCCTAAATGTACCGCCACTGTACATATTGATTCCTTGGTCTGCATGAAAATTCAACACACCTTTGGTTCTAAGGTTTATAGAGTTGGTAGAGAAAACATCAACTGTGCCTGCCTTGCCGAATTCTAACCAAGTTTGTCCATTGGCATGTGTGATAAAAAATGCATCGCCGTCGTCACTCATGGTAATTTGATGACCTTTGGCAGTGCGGATGCGAATCAATGTGTCCTTGCCGTCAATGTCACCGTCGTCCATTACAAAGGTATGGCCGCCTTGTCGTCCAATCACTGCAATGTCTTGTAGCTTGACCTGTCCTTTTTCCAAGGCCTGTTTAAAAGTTCGATCGTTGTACCCGCCTTGATAGATGGGTTTGCCTGGTGTAGAAATACCATAACAGTTGCTGGGGCTTTCACGTTGTGCACTGCTTTTTATTGGGCCACGAATAGGATCTCTATTCAATCCTTGCTGAAATAGCACTGCTTCCACAGTCGATTGCACAGGTTTTTTCTGATCAAAAAATCTAGGATTGTCAGTGATTTTGGGATCAATATCGTTGATTTCTGTGACCGGTGCAGCAGGTGTGTCGGTTAAAAGTTGTTGTTGAATATTATTGTTGGGTGCATAGTTAGAGCTTGCACCAATGGCAGGAATCATATGGTTGAGGCCGTCTTCGGGGATGCAACCAATATAATATCCCCCCATGGCCGGGTCGCCTGACACAAAGAAGCACAAAACTTGTGTGCCAAGTTCAGGTGGAGTGAACCACATGCCGTAACTGTTGCTGTTACCCGGATAAGATCCTGCGCCCGAATTACCGCTTTGTTTTGTAGCTCCGTAAAATGGACTGCAATATCTCACAGTTCTCCAAGTGGAAGGATCGTCAAGTTTGGGACTTCCATCTAAGTCAGTTGCACCAAACTGCTGAATCCAAACTTGTAAACGACCTGATCGTGTATTGTCGACGTTGTTGACCACAATGCCAATGTAAGGGCCCATTTCCACAGGCGTGCCGCCGCGGTCAAATTTATACTCTTCTGGCCGACCTCTGTTGCGTTCTGTATTCTCTGCCATATTTTATCCTGGGTTCCCATCTTTAACCATACGTTGCGATCCGTTGCCACCGTTGCCCGGAACTGGTGTTCCTGAAGTATCTCTAATGCCTGGTATTACTGTGCCCGAATAATTGTTTGTGCCAGCTGCAAATGCCGCTCGAGCTGCATCCAGAGCTGCCTGTGGGGTAGCTCCATTTTTTCTTGCTTGTATATACACAGGACTAGCCGTGAGTTGACTCAAAGTAGGATCGCTGAGTTGTGAGGGAGGTCTCAATATTTGTTGAGTGCCAATTGCCAAAGCACTTTGCGGGTTTGGATCTGTGATAAAAGTTGGTCGAGCCCAGGCAGGTGTTTTCGTTACTGCCGGGGCAGCCACTTGAGTGGCATTGGTTATACGTGCAGTTTGCTCAGGGGGTCGGCGTCCTTCACCACGACCTGGAGGATAATAAGTCATTAGACTTCCTTTGAGGTTTTGAATAAACTTTCCGCGTTCAAATATACTGGTGCATTCTTTGGCAATGTAAATTCTACTGAATTGAGCAGGACCTGGGGTTTTTGTCTGTTGGTCAATTTGAGTAACAGTGTTTAATTTATCTGCTGTGGGTTGAGCCAGGCCAGTGGCTAGATTATAATCTCTAGGCGCATTGAATGCGATTTCAAACAGTATCTGTTGAGCATCAAAATTGATGGTTCCATCAGCCAAAAATGATTGAAAGTAATTGGGATCATTTTTATTCAGTGCAACCCAGGCTTCTCCTTGCTGTAACCAAGCAGGATCTCCCACAATGGTTACATTTGCCTCTTTAAGGTCACTGGGGCTGTAGAGTTGGTCAGCTGCATTAGCAGCAGGTTCTTGAGTCTTGGGGTTAGCACCACCTTGTGTACTTTGTCCGCTGGCAGTGGTAGGCAAAAATTTTAATTGTTCGTTGATATTCAATGCGCCTTCGCTTGAGCTGGTGACTCCACCTAGGTTAGTGTTTGTTAATGCAATATAGTATAGATTGTTGAGACTTTCTTCGTAGCTAATAACTTCGGTGTTTTCGCCAGTGAACCAGTATTTGTATTGTTTGTGAACACCTCTGAACACAGGACTCTTGAAATAGGGCGAATTCAATTGACTGATTAAAAAAGGCGATATTGTATAGGTAATTTTGTAAGCATAATCATTGCGAATTTCATCATACTTGTCAAGCATGGGAACTGCTTTGAATCCAATTCGATACCAAGTGGTGTTTTTTAGATTTCCTCCTGCACCGGGTCGGCTTATACCAGTTTTATTATCAACAATTTGTGTTTGTTGATCTCTAACATAGCTGCTACGACGTAAAACACCATCAATGAACTGCACAATTTGTTGCCCGGCAATAGCGCCTCCAATTTGTGTGTTAACGTCCATGCTTTGTTTAATAGGTAGTTTTTGATCAGCGGCAGTGCCAGGTTGAGCCATGGATGTGGATCCTTTGTCAAGGCCTGGATTTACGATTGTAGCATTGGCCATGGTATCCAACACAAATTCAATGTTGTATTCATCTGGATGTTGAACAGTACCAGCTTTCACACACTGAGCTTGCCATTCATTCAGCCGTTGCATAAGTCCTGTTCGTACTGTGGGCTTGGGTGTTGGTATTGCATTGGCATTGGCAGGCGGGCGTGTGATTGCAGGATCAGTGCCAGGCCGCACATAAGGTGTAACTATACCAGTTGCAGGATCTGATATGTATTCAACTTCGGTCTGCGCTGCTGCTCTGGTGGTGGCCGCTGCCGTGGCCGCAGGAGATCCTGCCGACACTGCTGATTGTCCAGCTGAATAGGTATCTGGACCAGCCAAAATGTCTTTGACTGTTTTTCCGCTGAATTCCATGTTGTATGGAATACTGGCTCTACCTTGCCCTCCATTGATAACGTAGGGAGGTGCCTTGAATTGTATGTCGTATTCAACAGCTTTGTTGGCAATTCTAAATCCAAATTTGGTAACCACCAATGGATAGAATTTTTCTACAAATGCGTTGGGATCACTGGTCTGATTGGCACTGGTGCCGCCTCGGACCAAGTTGCCTTGCTGATCGTACCCATAGAATTTGATTACTAGTAAATAAATTTGACTGGCAAAATTTCTCCTATTTCCTGTGTTAGAAATTCCAAAATACTTTGTTGTTGCTGCTTCAAGATTCTGTAATAAACTTATGCCATTGGGCTCAATAACAGTCATCTTTACTTCTTTGACATTGTGTGCCAATCGTGTGCCACGCCCGACAAAAAAACTTTTAAGTTCTATTTTGTCAATGTAATAGTCTAGACTAAAAAAGTCAGCACGACCCGAAGCTGATGCACCACCAGTTTGCATTAATAATGCAGCGTCGCTTAGATTCTTGGATCCTGTGTTTAAGATGCGCTGATAATTTTTACTTTCAATGAGATACAAGCTGGCTTGATAACTGTAACTGGCATACTGACTCAACACATTATTTCTTGCAACAATTTTTTCTGTCCAATCAATGGCATTCAATGAAGACACTAGTTCTTGTGCTCCACGATCGTCGCTGGCAGCACCTACACCTATTCTTGATGATCCTGGGACTGCATTCCTACCATCTCGAACACTGTCTGAAGTTGATGCCGCTGTTGGACCAAAACTTTGGCCGTCAGCGGTTGCTGAAATTTGATTTGGTGGAGCTTGAGTTTCACTAAGTGGGCGTGTTCTGTCGTTGACCCCAATGTCAATTACAACATCTCTTTGAAACCTTAATGCATTGGATTGTGTGTTAGTGTCAGGCGGTAACTCGACCCGTCCGTTTTGTAATACTAGGATTTGGCCGGGCGGATCAACCGGGTTGGAATTGTTGCCTCTAGCAGCCTGATCGTCACGGGCTATGTCGCCTGAACTATTGATTGCTTGCAATGATTCTATTTCTAAGACCACTGCACGTATTCTTGCATTAAGGTCTTTGATCTGAGGCAGTAGGTTTTTTTCGCCAGCTTCGTATCTGTCGCCTAATGCATTTCTTTCGGCCACCAATCTTTGATATTGGATTTCGAGGTCAACAAGATTGGACATGTCAGAATCCCAACACTTCTTGTAA